AGTGTTAAAGATTTAGATAAGGAGAAGTAATATGAAAGGTCAAACACATGGCGGTAAAGGTAGTGCAGCTCGTGACGTAGACAGTGAGGCTTACGGTAATAACTTTGATAGAATCTTCTGCTCGAAATCAAACGGTGAGCACGACCAAGAAAAAGAAATAGATCCAGTAACATCTACTGACTTCGGTCACACTAACTGGCGACCAGCTAACGGAGGATTAGCTAGACCTTATACACTGCATGGTTGTGAATATCTTCTTATGTATAATTTACAGACTGGTAAGGAAGACATCTTTAATATAACCGAAGATAGGTTTGAAACAATGGAAGAGTATTGTGCTAGGAGGTAGGAAGGCTTGGAGGTTATGGGCTTTAAGCCTCGGTGAAAGAGCAGGGGATAGTGATAAGGAAGCAGACACAGTTGCACTAATAAGAACTTTGTTAGCTGTAATAAATGTCTTGACTTGCTTCCTTATATCATGTAACATACTACATCAATGGGGGATTATATAATGATAGAGACAGGCTTAGAACATTCAATAGGTAACATTGTTAATTGGCATTTCGAACGTAACTTAATTGCAGGTTCAGATGACAAGCAACAAGTATTAAAATTAATTCAGGAGGTAGGTGAGCTATCAGATAGTATATGTAAAAGTGCATGTCCCATTGACGACATCGGTGACATCATTGTAGTGTTAGTTAATATAGCAGAACGTAATGACATTTCAATTAAGGATTGTGTTGACCACGCTTACAACGACATTAAAGATCGTAAAGGTATGATGGTTGATGGCATCTTTATTAAAGAGTCTGACAACTTCGATCCCGATAGTATCGGAAACAAATAAACCAATTGGAGAAACAACATGAAAGCATTAGCATTAGTAAGTGTATTATTTTTAGCAGCTTGTAGTTCAGAAGATAAAGCACCACGAGTCGTAGAAGTTTTTGAACCAGCACCTATGCCAGTTAAGATTGAGATCGTTGAGACTAAAGCTGGCCCGCTAGTAATAGACACCACACCAGAACCTGTTGTCGTAGTAGTAGAAACTGTACCAGAACCTGTTGAGGTAGAGGTAGTAGAGCCTACACCAGAACCTGTTGAGGTAGAAGTAGAGGTGCAATTAGAACCTGCACCAGTAGTTGAAGAGACAGTAGAAATAGTAGTTGACAACACATACCAAATGTGATATACTCCACCCCTAAATTATTCAACAACCAATGAGGAAAATAGCATGGCGATTTTAGAAGGTACTGCATACTGGGTAAGTGCAACAACTCCGAACACTACGTTCGAGCCAGTGTACTCTGTAAACTTAGTAGTGGCTGATGATGTAGCTGAGAAGTTTCAGCAAGAAGGTTTTACTATTAAACAAATGGATGAAGGCCCAGCAATTGTTATTAAACGTAAGGTCAACGGCCCGTCAGGTATGATCCGACCTGCACCTAAAGTCTTTGACAAAGCTAAGAACCAATTGGATTGCACCATTGGTAACGGCTCACAAGTTAAGGTACAGTACAAGGCTTGGGAATCGCAATGGAAAGGTAAGACCTTTAAGGGTTTAGACTTTCAAGCAATGCAAGTTCTTAATTTAGTAGAAGTAGGATCACCCGATGGAGCTGAGTTCGACAGCTTCGATGACGCAGATATGGAAGGAGAATTTTAATGAATGTTTTAAATGTAGAAGGTGTCACTTACGACATAGATAAGTTAGATAAAGAAACGCAGATCGCTTGTGTACTTTTAAGTAAGGTGCAAGGTAATATTCAGGAAGCTACTATGGATCTTGATATTCTAACAGCGGCCTTGCTTCAACTAACTGAGAAAGTTAAAGATGAGTTGACCAATGACGCTATCGTAGAAGAGGAAGATGTACCAACCGAAGACTAACACCCTCACCCTAAACTAAGGAACCATTATGGGATTCGTACTTCACAACCAACCCTGCCACGATTGTGGCGGGAGCGATCCAGTCTCAGTAAACGATGACGGATCTGCTAAATGTTTTAGCTGCAATAAATATTTTAGGGACTATAGTACATCGGACGTACAACAACCGAAAGAGGATAACATCATCGAGTTTACTGTACAGAGTAACCATAGTAACGATGGCTTCGCACCATCCCGCAACTTTAATGCACTAACAGATAGAGGTATTAGTTTAGACACAGCTAAGAAGTATGGCGTTAAGAGTAAGATGCACAACGGTAAGATTGTAGATCACGATTACCCTTACTATATTAAGGGCGACGAGGCTGCATCTAAAATCCGTAAGGCAAACAAAGAGTTCATGTGGACTTCATCACCAAAGGGAGTTGGTCTTTTCGGAGAGCAGCTATTTAAAACAGGCGGTAAATTTATTACACTCGTTGAGGGCGAGTGTGATGCCATGGCCGCTTATGAATTACTAGGTAGCAAGTGGCCTGTTGTATCCATAAAGTCTGGTGCAGCAGGTGGTGCTGGAGATGTTAAGAATAGCTTAGAGTTCTTAGAGTCTTTCGACACTGTAGTTATTTGTTTCGACTCTGACACAGCAGGTAAGGATGGAGCTAGAGCAGTTGCTAAACTCCTCACCCCCAACAAAGCTAAGATCATGACGCTGCCAGAGGGTGTCAAAGATCCTAATGATATGCTCAGAGATCGTAAGCACTCAACGTTTGTCAATTGTTTCTGGGATGCTAAGGTCTATACCCCAACAGGTATCATGAACTTATCCAACCAGCTAGATGAGTACAAACGTTTACGTACAGAAACCTTACCGTCTATCCCGTACCCTTGGCGTGGTCTTAACGACAAGCTAGAAGGTATGAGAGCCGGTGAGCTTATTACTTTGACAGGCGGCACTGGTCTTGGTAAGTCTTCTGTGACACGAGAGCTAGAGCATTGGCTTATCAATCAGACTGACGACAACGTAGGTATCGTAGCTCTTGAAGAGAACTGGATGCGTACTGCTGAGGGTATCATGGCTGTTGAAGCTAACGCCAAGCTACACTTAGACAGCGTTAAGAATGATATAGGTGATGAGCAGCTCGAACGTTATTACCGCAAGGTCTTCATGGGAGAGAACGAGGGACGTGTTTGGATTCATGCTCACCTTGGTGTTACTCACTTAGATGACATCTTCAGTAAGCTACGCTACCTGATCGTTGGTTTAGATTGTAAGTGGGTAGTAGTTGATCACCTTCACATGTTAGTTCTTCAAGCCTTAGAGGGTGACGAACGTAAAGCTATTGATAGTATTATGCACAGGCTTAGATGTCTTGTAGAAGAGACAGGTGTATGTATGATTCTTGTATCTCACCTTCGTAGAGTAGAGGGTAACAGAGGACACGAGAACGGTATCGAGACAGGCTTGTCACACCTTAGAGGTTCACAGTCTATTGCACAGCTAAGTGATTGTGTAATTGGACTGGAAAGAAACCAGCAATCAGACGATGAGATAGAGGCATCGACCACCAAAGTTCGAGTTCTAAAGTCGAGATACACTGGTAACGTTGGTCTTGCTACAAGCTTGCAATACGATCAACAAACTGGTAGACTTAACGAAGTAGATGACTACGACCCCGATGAATTCACAGGTGAGGATGAGCTATGAGATTAGTATTTGATATAGAAGCTGACGGACTTGATCCCACTATGATACATTGCATCGTAGCCATTGACCCCGATACCAAAGAAGTTTATAAGTATGACCCGTCACAACTTCAAGAGGGCTTAAATCTATTAGCCTCTGCTGATAAGTTGATTGGTCATAACATTATAGGCTACGACATCCCAGCTATTGAGAAGGTAACAGGTCTCAATTTGAGCCACATCCAACTTGTAGACACCCTAGTTTTGTCAAGATTGTTTAAGCCAACTCGTGAGGGTGGACATGGCTTAGAGTCTTGGGGCTACCGCCTGAAGTTTAACAAGGGTGACTACGGTCAGAGTGAGGGAGCATGGGACAAGTACACACCAGAGATGTTAGAGTATTGTGTCAATGACGTTGAGCTTAACGTTAAAGTTTACAACGCTCTCAAGTTTGAGTCAAAGGGATTCACTGCCCAGTCAGTACGACTAGAGCATGAGGTCGCTAAGATTATAGACTTACAAAAGCGTAATGGTTTTCTACTCGACGTTGAGAAGGCTACGAAGTTAGTAGCTATGTTCGAAGAGAAGCTGGCTAACTTAGTTGTACAAGTCCAAGAAGTTTTCAAACCTAAAGTTATTATCCAGATGCTTACTGGTCAGCTCACTGCCGCTGGTAAAGTTTCTAAGATGAGTAAGGATCAACACGGCAAAGGTGTTCGCTTAACTGAAGAGGAGTACACATCTATGTGTGACATAGGTTCTAAGGGCATCATTGAACGTAGGACTTACATTGAGTTTAACTTGGGGTCACGTAAACAGATTGGTGAGTACCTGATTGAGTTTGGTTGGAAGCCTAAGAAGCATACACCTACAGGACAGCCCATTGTTGATGAGACTACACTTAGTAAGTTGACAAAAATACCACAAGCAGGGTTGATTGCTGAGTACTTAATGCTTCAGAAGCGATTAGCTCAGGTCAACAGTTGGTTAAAAGAAATGACTGATGACTCAAGAGTACATGGCTACGTCAATCCTAACGGCGCTGTGACAGGACGTATGACACACTCACATCCTAACATGGCACAGGTTCCTAGCTCTAACTCTCCTTACGGTGAGGAGTGTCGGGGCTGCTGGGTTGTACCACCTAAACATAAACTCGTAGGTATCGATGCTTCTGGGTTAGAACTTCGAATGCTTGCACACTATATGAACGATGAGGAGTACACAAATGAAATCCTTAACGGAGACATTCACTCAGCCAATCAGCGACTTGCTGGTTTGGAATCAAGAAATCAGGCAAAGACTTTCATCTATGCACTCTTGTACGGAGCAGGAGATGCAAAGCTTGGGAGTGTGGTTGGACGAGGCAGAGACGCTGGCACGAAACTTAGAAGACAATTCTTTGATAATCTGCCATCATTTAAAGCTCTTACGACACGAGTTCAAAGCCAAGCTAAAGGAGGATTCCTCAAAGGCTTAGACGGCCGTAAGCTAACTGTTCGTTCCCCTCATGCAGCACTCAACACTCTATTCCAAGGAGCCGGTGCGATAGTAATGAAGCAAGCGATGGTTACTTTCAATCAAGCTATAGAGTCTCAAGTCTTACGAGCTAAGTTTGTAGGTAACATTCACGATGAGTGGCAGTTAGAGTGTCACGAAGATGATGCACATGCTGTAGGTAAAGCAGGTGTTGAGGCGATTAGACAGGCTACTCACCTCTTAAACTTAAACTGCCCTCTCGATGGTGAGTATCAAGTAGGGAATAACTGGTCGGAGACACACTGATGAAACAATTAACGTTCGACATAATGTTAAACGAACATTCAGATCTTGGAGATGATGATGGAAAGACATGTAGCAAGTGTGAAGAATATCTGCCGCTTAATAGTTTTAACTTTGCTTCTGGTGGCAACTACTTACGAGCTGAATGTAGGTCGTGTAACAACGAAATGCAAAAAGTCAGAAAAGTTTTACGTGCTGAACATGGTATGCCGTCTGAGAATTATAGGTGTCCGATATGTGAAGGAACCGCTGATATGGTAAAGGGTACAGGTAACACCCGTAACGGATCATGGGTACTAGATCATTGTCACAACACACAGGAGTTTAGAGGTTGGTTGTGTCACAAATGTAACCGAGCACTTGGCGGCTTCAACGACAACACACACACTTTAATTAATGCTATTGAATATCTTAGAGGCGAGAAATAATGAGCAAGCTATCAAACGTAGTACCTGACATCTACAAACATCTTAACTCTTTATCTAACGGCACAGCCTTGCCGCTCAGTGATGAAGAGATTAATACCACCACGGAAAGTATCCGTGAGGTGCTAAAGTCTTGGGCAACTCCTAGAGCTAAAGATACTAAGTTCCATCTACGTATGTCTAATGTAGGTAAAGCAGCACGACAACTGTACTACGAAAGCAAGAAAGAAAAGGGAGCACCCTCTAACATCGATGCACCTACGCAGATTAAGTTCTTGTACGGTCATCTCCTAGAAGAGATTGTTCTTATGTTAGTGCGTATGGCAGGACATAAGGTTACAGATGAGCAGAAAGAGATTGACGTAGAAGGTATCAAAGGTCACATGGATTGTAAGATTAACGGTGAGGTAGTTGATGTTAAGACTGCATCACGGTTCGCCTTCCAGAAGTTCCAGAGTGGGCGACTACCTAACGATGATCCCTTCGGCTACCTTGCACAGCTTTCAGGATACGAAGAAGCTGAGGGTACGTATGAGGGTGGCTTCTTGGTTATGAACAAAGAGAGTGGTGAGTTATGTATGTACACTCCCGAACAAGAAGATAAGGTTGACATCGTTGCTAAAATTAATTACCTCATCCCTGCATTAGAGCTTGACAATGAGCCGGAAAGATGTTATAGTCCTATTCCAGATGGGGTAAAAGGAAACATGAAGCTTCCTAAAGATTGTAACTGGTGCGAGTTTAAGTTTAAGTGTCATGCCGATGCGAACGATGGCGAAGGTCTACGTACTTTCAAATACTCAAACGGCTTATCGTATTTAACTAAGGTAGTCAACACACCAAAGGTGGATGAATTATTATGAACGGAAGAAAAGCAAAACAAATTAGGGCGCACGTTGATACAGTATCAGTCGCTTGGATTCGAGGGTTGCTGAGTGAAGAGGAAGCTGCGAAGGTGAACAAAGATAATTATAAAGCTTCGCTCCCTAAGAAGCCTTATGTATATTTAAAACAAGCAGTCCGTTTAAATGCTTTCCATCCTCGATGGGTAGCTAAGAAGATTAAGAAGATTTTAAAGCGTGACCCATCAACAGACATTCAGTCAATAACAGTAGGTGATATAGATGAAACTAAATAAGAAAGATCTTAGCGCCGAGGACATGTTAATTGGTGTAGGCATGTGGCTACTTGAACGCCCTGATCGAACCACCGCTGACGTAGACGATGGTTACTTAGCTGACCTACTATTAAAGTTAGAGCATGTGTTAGCTGCTAAGAGGGGGTCTATCCATTAATAAATTTACTAAGATGAAACGTGGCTACCGAAAACCTAGAGTAGCCCGACCCAAGGAGAAGGATGTACCGAAAGGTTATGACTCTAACTGGGAATGTGAGTTACACCAAGGGATCTTAGATGGTTGGTCGTTCCACACGGATAAAGTTTCTTATACAATCGAACATAAATATGAACCAGACTTTTTGAGGGAGATAGATGGGAAGAAAATATTACTGGAGGCCAAAGGTAGATTTTGGGACTTCGCAGAGTACACTAAATATATCTGGGTTGCCAAAGTATTGCCCTCAGACACAGAGTTGGTGTTTTTATTCGCTAACCCCAACGCCCCAATGCCAGCAGCAAAGCGAAGAAAAGATGGAACCAAAAGATCCCACGGAGAGTGGGCTACAGCAAACAACTTCCGATGGTTCAGTGAAGACACCATCCCAGACAACTGGATTAACCCGACTAAGAGAGAGACCTTTGATGACAAATAAATATTATAAGTTCGACTTTGACAGCTCAGAAGATGTACTTAAGCCTATAAATGCAAATGACTTTGATAGTATAGATGAGTTTATAGATGCTTTAAACTCCGCTGCGTATGGTGAGACTCAACGCTTTGATGATATGGAAAAGGAAAGGTTGAAGGAGCTCAGAGAGCCTGACTATTATAAACAGGAGGAATCCGTTGAGAAGCATATGGCAGGGGAGGCAGGGCAAGGGCCGGTCGATACGTTCTTGGAAGAGTTCAGACTAGACGACCCAGTAAATAATCCTGAGCACTATACTATTGGTAGCATTGAGACTATTGATTACATTACAGATGTGTTAGGTGAGTATCACGCAGCTATCTTTTGTCACGGTAATGTGTTAAAGTATACAGGTACTAGGTTGTTCGGTAAGGGCAAGCCTATTCAAGACGCTAAGAAAGCTGTATGGTATCTCAACAAAATGATTGAGCTACTTGAATTCACTGAAGACACTAACTGGTAGGGCTTGCAATGGACGACAGTAGAAAAGATGAGAGACGTGATCGCTTTGACCGTAAGAAGAAATTCAATAAAGTGCAAACGTCTTCCAAGCTAAAAGCTGTGAGACGTAAAGAAAACAAAAACCTTAAAACACAAATAGAGAGAGAGTTATTAGAATGATGGATTCATATCAGCAGTACATCCACAAGTCACGATATGCACGATGGCGTGAAGATGACAATCGTCGTGAGACGTGGGCAGAAACAGTTCAACGCTATGTAGATTTTTGGTATGATCGTGGACAGATTGATCTTGCTACTTCTGATCGTATCTATGATGCTATCTATAATTTAGATGTTATGCCTTCTATGCGTTGCTTAATGACAGCAGGTGAAGCCCTTGATCGTGACAACATGGCAGGCTTTAACTGTTCTTATGTTGCAGTAGATCATCCAAGAGTGTTCGATGAGATCTTATATGTACTGATGTGTGGTACAGGTGTAGGCTTCTCAGTTGAACGTCAATCAGTAAATAAATTGCCGGAAGTGGCGGAGGAATTCAATGAAACAGATACTACAATCCATGTTAGCGACAGTAAAATCGGTTGGGCTAAGGCTTTCCGTGAGTTGGTTAGTCTTTTGTATACGGGTCAAGTACCTAGTTGGGATATTTCAAAGCTACGTGAGAAGGGTGCGAGGCTCAAAACATTTGGTGGGCGTTCTAGTGGGCCTGATCCTCTTGTTGCTTTGTTTCATTTTACTATTAATACGTTCCGCAAAGCTGCCGGTCGTAAGCTAACGAGTATTGAATGTCATGATATTGTTTGCAAGATTGCTGAGATTGTTGTCGTTGGTGGTGTTCGTCGCTCTGCTCTTATTAGTTTGTCTAACTTATCTGATGACCGTATGCGTCATGCTAAGTCTGGTCAATGGTGGGAGACTGATACGCAACGTGCTCTCGCTAACAACAGTGCGGTCTATGATGAGCGTCCTGACTTCGAAACCTTCTTAGAGGAGTGGGTCTCTTTATACAAATCTAAAGCAGGCGAGCGTGGTATCTTCTCCCGAAAGGCTGCAAAGAAACAGTCAGCCCGTCACGGACGTAGAGATATTGAGCACGACTTCGGCACCAACCCATGCAGTGAGATCATCCTACGCTCTGCACAGGTTTGTAATTTGTCAGAAATAGTGGTTCGTAGTACCGATACGTTCGAGAATTTACTACGCAAGGCTGAGATTGCTACTATCTTAGGTACGCTACAGTCTTCGTTGACCGACTTCCGCTACGTTCGTAACATCTGGACGAAGAACACAAAAGAAGAATGTTTACTTGGTGTTAGTATGACAGGCATTATGGATCACGCTGTCTTATCAGGCAGACAGAAGACTGGTGCATGGTTTGAACAGTCAGGGTACGATGAGCTACCTGAGATCTTAGAAGCCTTGAAAGCTAAGACAGTTGCGGTTAACGAAGTCTGGTCAACACGTTTAGGTATCAACCAGTCTACGGCTATTACCGCCGTAAAACCTTCAGGTACTGTCTCTCAGTTAGTCGATAGTGCGTCAGGTATCCATGCCCGTTTCTCTCCGCAGTACATTCGGACAGTACGTAGTGACGGCAAAGATCCTATCTCAGAGTTCCTCAAAGACGCTGGAGTCCCTTGGGAGAAGGATGTAATGAATGAGGATAACTATGTGTTCTCATTCCCTATCAAAGCTCCTACTGGATCTACAAGCGTTGATGACCTTAACGTACAGCAGCAGTTAGACTTATGGGAGATCTACCAGAACCATTACTGTGAGCATAAGCCTAGTGTAACCATCTACTACTCGGACGAAGAGTTCTTAGCAGCAGGACAGTGGTTATGGGATCGGTTAGATAGTTGTTCAGGTATTAGTTTCTTACCACGTACAGACCATGTGTATCAGCAAGCACCGTATACAGCTATCACACCTGAAGCGTACAAAGAAGCCTTGGCTCTAATGCCTAAGACTATTAACTGGGATGACCTTGGTAAGTTTGAAACTGAGGATACTACTACAGGAACGCAAGAGCTTGCTTGTGTAGCGGGGCAGTGTGAGATATGAATAAGTCAAAGATTAAAATGTTTTTTCTTGGGTTGCTTCATCTTATTATCTCGCCAGTCTACATACCTGCGATGATACTGTGGGAAGAAAGAGATGCAATTAAAGATTATTACGCTCAATGTTTTAGAGCAATAACATTTAGGGAACTATAATGACTAAGACAAAGAGAAGAAAACTCAAAACATTCATTCAAGATAATCGAGATACCTTTGAAATGTTTGCATGGTTTTGGGGAGCTAACACATTGATGGCTATCTTCTTTATTATTGTTTACAAATCAATGATGGGAAGTTGTGTATTATGAGTAATAAACAAGAAGGGAATCTAATATCTTTCAAGCTCCTTGTAGACAAAGGAGGGGTTGTCGTTACTGAACTTAGCGGCATCCCCGACAAGGACATGTCTAAGGTCTTTAAAGGCGACGACCTAGTATTGATGAGGGCTTTGTTGAGGCTGTGCAATGATAAGCTACAGCCCCTACATAGTCAGTTAGAGAAAGAACTAGATGCCCTCAACCACGTTACCACTTAGCTTTGTCAGCCCAGTAAGCCGCAGACATCTTCCCCTTTGCAATGTTCTTAGCGTGTCTAGCTTTAAAGCTGGCACGTTTTGCTTTCATACGGGCAGACTCTCCGGCTTTTGGTTTACCTGCCGTACTCGCTCCCTGTTCTCCAAAGCGTATAGTCTTTGTTTTATCCCCCACCTTAGCTACAACCACATGTGATTTAGTCTTGTGGCTTGGAGTTCTTTTAGGTTTATTATATCCTGAGACTCCTGCGTTCTTTAACTTAGAATCTTTTTCTTTAGCTGTGCTCATGCTTTACGCTCCTGTGTACTCATGCTTTATCTTTTACCGCCCGGAGTAAAATAGAAACCTATTATAGCTCCCAGAGTGGTGATTGAGACAAGAGAAATATGTCCTGTCGTAATGGCTGTCGTGATGCCTTGGTCGATTGGCATTCTATAGAGTCCCCACAGGATGCTGATTTCTTTTGCTTGCTCTGGTGGTATGAATGTGATGAGTTCGACTGTTGGGTAGAGGGTACAGAGAATTGAAACTGTGGCAAAGTTGAGCATCCCGATAAGAGCAATAATCCTACGAGTAGTACGGGTAAATATAGTTGCTTCTGGGTCATTGCTTGCGTCTCCGAATATAGCCTTTTGAAACTCAAGATCAGCGCCTTTCATCTGCATATCTCGAATCAGTTCTCTTTTAGCCTCAGCTTCCTTGGCTTCGTTGCGGGCCTGTACAGCTCCGCCAAGCATTTTCAGCATCGAACCCATGCCGGTAGCACCGAGGGTCGATAGTAACATTGTAATTAATCCAAACATATTAAACCTCTACTTTAAGCTCTTCTATTTTTAATACCCAAGTTGTAGGTATTGCAATATGAGCGCCTCCCTCGTTTAATTCCCCGTCATCTTCGACTATCCTTGAACGCATAACAATTACTTTGTTGTCATCCTGATGAATTAGCCAGCCTACCTCTTGACAAGTGGCGGGTTCGTGTGCTACAATATCTTCTATTCCAGTCCACGCCCCATCACTGTCTTGAGCGTCCTGCCAAGTCAACCGTACCATAGGTATGTTGTCTATGTTCATTAAGTCTCCTTTTATTTTATACTTTCCAAGCAATTTCTTTAGTCATCCTTGATGTCATAGATTTTGCAACGTTTCTTTTAATTATGTTAGTAGTGTGGAAAGTTACATCAGTATCTGTAAGCGCCATAGCTTCATCGAAAGTAGCTGTAGGTGCGTATTCAAATAAAGTTGTGTCTCCTAGTTTTTCTAAACCATAATAATAGTTATTATCTATGAGCACTTCGTCAAGATCGGCAGCGTTTATATTTAGGATAATATATTCTTCACCGTTTGTACGGACATCACCTAGATATACAAAGCTATTTCCAATAACTTCAATATCGTTAGTAACTCCGTTATGTAATCGGATACAAGTGCCTTCTTCTTCTATAAAGAAAGTGTTGTTTTTTATAACACCGTTATTGCTTTCAATCACATAAATACTAAGTGGTATATCGTCGCCGCCAGCGCCAGTGTTGTTATTTCCTGCATTTTTAAATATGTTGTCCTCGATAACAAAGGGAGTATTTTGCATATCATTTAAGAGAAGAAAATCTTGATACTTTTCAAATTTATTACCAATACAATTAAACTCAGTGGCTTTCATACTTGTTGTATCAAGTACTTGGTTTGAGTTGTTATTTTGCATTTCAGCATTACCTACAAAAGTATTATAATTAAAATTAACTACAGCGGTATTTTCAGGGAAGTTAGTTGACCTGTAAAACTCTATAGTATCACCCCTACCTGTATTATTATTAAACGTATTTCCTATTATATTTATAAGGCTTGTTGTTCGTCCTGCTTGGGTGGTGGTAGCAGGTCTAAATGTGTCTATTATTCTGTCTGACTGAATATTCGTAGCTTCAAAGTTAAACGTGTTCCCAATAAAGTGCATCTCATTAAAATACTCAGGCTGGATAACTATAGTATCGCCAGACATACCATCTGAAAAAGTATAATTAACTTTATTCTTGCTGAAAAATAGTTGTGACAATTGATTGTTAACTGCGTTCTGCCTACCTGCAAAAGAAAACATAGATAATCTATCATCATTGGTTGTGGGAGCAACTAAATTAAACGTATTATTTTCTACGACTACTCCTATTTGATTAGAAAGAGTAAGTGCTTTCTGATCTACAATATTAAACTCACAATTCCTTATTTCGACTGAAGCTATATTTGATAGGGCAGCATAGACTGCACCTCGAACTATATCAATTTCTGTACCTAGTTGTGTAAAAGTGCAGCCGTCAACTATAAACTTATAGAAAGTAGAAGCACTGTTAGATTGTGTGTTATATATAAAGCTTTGACTTACAGCAGTGGTAGCGCCATTTCTGAATTGTATGTTCTTTACAGTATACACGTCATCGTTGCTACTACCGTTGACATTATTAAACCCTAACAAATAGTGTTCATTTACAGGCATCTCAAACACTACAGTTTCATCTCCATACGCCTCTATAGAAATATGCTCAGTAGGAGTATCAAACTCCATGTAAATTAAAGTTTCAGCTACAGGGCCATAAGATAGCTCAGTTGTATAAGTCCCTGCCCTAAAGAATATTTTATCTGCGGGGGTAAAAGCTCCTATTGCTTGAACCGAAGCCATAGTAGCTTTAGGTGTGCTTAACGACAGCCCGTTATTCGAGTCGCTGCCTAAAGGAATGGAAGTGCTGTTATACAGCTCAAAAGCTAAGCAAGGGTCGGACTGTGCTCCAGCAGCATACGTGCTCCACACTGCTCCATCACTAACTTGATAATAAGTGCTTCCTGCTCCACCTATAGAACTGTTTGTGCTTTGATTATCATTAGGGTTTGTGAAGTGGTTTAAAGCATCTCTATCGTTAAATCTAAGCTCACTTGTAGCTACCCGTGTACCGCTCCCGTCTGTTGTAGACTGTACAACAGTGAAGGCCGCACCTAAGTTAGCTTGTGATAAAGTCGTGTTGAAATCAAAAACCACGTCTGTGTCAATACCGTTGTCATTATCAACCACTTGAGTATGTGTGGCGCTGGCAACAAGTAAGCTAGTACGTAATAGTCTTTCTGTTGGTGAATCATCTTCACTTGTGTTTTGATCATCAGGTATTGCGCCCATAGAATACACAGACAAAGTAGTTATATGCCCTGTTGTGTTTCTTACTTTGCGCATTGTGATACTATCAAACGAGTCTTTAGGTGTGTTATATACAGAAGCCCAAGAGTAAGTAGCTCCACCCACCCTATCAGTATGCGATACAGTAGCGCTAGGTGCCGCTACAGCAACTTCAGCATACTTCTGACCACCTTGAACTACACCTGCTTTAGCTATATAAAAATCAGTCATGATGACTCCTTATGTGAAACGAGTTTCGCTAATGTATGCTTTGCTTGATCCGATTGATGTAGTCTGATCTGTAGCCGATCCACTAATTTTGAATCTGTCACAAAGTACAAGCTCTTTAATAGTGTCAACTGAAAAAGTTTCAATGAGTACATAATCAGTACCGTTTAAACTTGCGTAAAGGTGTACGTTGGTATCGCCTTTTACGATCTGAATAACACCTTGACCGCCTGCATTTTTCATGTTAGGGTTAAATTCTGTACCTACTGCTAATTGTGTTGCCATAATGTGTTGCCTCTTATTGGTTATTAAATATCAAAGTCTGTGTTGGTAAAAATTATAACTGATTTAACCCAGTCTAAAACTCCCACCGCTTCTGTCGGACTGATTGCTCCGTCCTCAACGTGAGTTGTTATAAGTTCTAATATAGCCATATACATTGCGTCAGTCTTTCCGTCTGTACGTGCAAAGGCTTTGTGGTCTTTTATGTTTTTAATGTCAGGCAAATTATTCTCCCCGTTCCATATTGCGTGTATGCTGTAGTTTCTGTACTATTACAGCGGCAGAAAACATGGCATTAAGTTTATCATCGTTTAATAATTTATCTTGTAACTGTGCTCTATCCATATTATTAAGCTCATCTAAAGTATACCCAGCCGCTTGAGCTGCTTTCTGGCCGAACTGTCCGTTCTCTAATACACTTCTAGCTGTACTTTCAATTACTTGGAATAAACCTTGTGCGCCTGTTGAACTAACCTGACTTTCTTTAGGTAAGTTGCCACCAGCAGATTCAATTTTAGAAATATCAACCATGCCAGTTTTAAACTCTTCTTTCGGTAAGTTTAAATCAGCCATCTCATAATCAAAAGCTCCGCTTTCTAAGGCTGAGTTTACAGAATTTACTACTTCGCTTGTGACTTCAATATTCTGAGCTGCATTATAATCTGCAACTCGATCTTCAAGCGGGCGATCTTCAGCATTATAATCTCTAGCCCAGAATGTGCCACCTATCCGACCACCTTCATTAAACATCATGCGCTTATCTGCCTTATCAAACGTACTAGCATTGATAGATTTGTACTGCTCAGGTCGGAATAAGATATAAGAGTCGTCAGTCTTTTCACCTTTTAATGAAGGCTCGACCATGTTGCGATACTTAATAGAATCAAAACCCATGTCTTCTAAAAGCTTTTGTAGCTTTTTAGTTAGTGTCACTTGTCGTAAGCTACTTGTTAGTAACTGCTCTGAACTGTTAAAGATGTCAGGGAGCGCAGGAACTTCTAAAGCATCTACCATTAAGACATTTAATCTATCTTGGAATTTCTTAGGTATCTTCTTCCCCAATCCAGACTTGAGTGCGTCCATAAGTTGATCAGAAGATGAGCTTAAAAGGTTCTCTGCTGACCAGTTAGAAGCGTCTGTAGGGAAGACCAATGGGTTCTTAACGTTCACATAGCCTTTCATTATACTAACGCTAGGCATGTCACTAGAAGGCGCTAAGTCCATTGAGCCTACTTGATCTAGTTCATCTGGAGTTATGTTATCAAAGTCTACATCTTCCATAGTCATCCCTTCACGACGAGCCTGCTCATCTGCAAAGAACCTATCCATTTCAGAACGTTCCATTTTATCACCACCAGAGCCGGGGATTGATAACACGTCTTCAGCTTTACGGTCGTTGATTCCTCTAGCTGCCATGTAGTTTGCTTGGCCTTCAGTACCTACGTGTACACCCATTTCTCTAGGGGATACAAATGCTACCTCAAAGTCTTTTTCTGCAAAGTCAGAGATGCCTCGGAACTTAGGAGTCTTTTCAATAGATGATTCTAAAAAGCCTTCTAGGTTCTTTAACCTTACGTCTTCAGCTACTACATCTTCTTGACCTATCATAGTTTTAGGTGAATCAGCTTGCATAGACTTTAAAGTTGTCATCAGTTCAGCGTTATCAGAATTGTTAGCAATGTAGTTAGTTATAATCTTACGTCTACCTTCATCGGTAATTTCATCAGAAGGTATAAACTTACTATTCCTAGCAAAAATATCTACAACGTCTTCTAGTCCTTGTACCTGTTCTAACTTATCTGAAGGCGCTAACGTACTTACGTGTGCTTTAGACGCTTCACGGGCTTCAGTTAGATAGAAAGCAATATCTGCAAACAAGCTCTGGTCGGGATCAGCTTCATCGCCCATCTCAGCTTGATAACTAAAATCGTCTATCTCATCTTGAGTGTATCCACGAGAGATCTGGAAGTCTTCGCCGTATTCTCCATTACTCTTTTCCTGTATAGCTAAAGTTTCTTTAGAATAAGGCTTGACATCTTGATCCTTTTCCCTTAAAATAGTCTTCATACTTAACGCTATGTATTCCTCAAGCTCTTCTTCACCGCCAAACTCATCGGCTTGAGAGCCAGCAATAGCTCCGAAGTCAGCTTGGTCTGGGTCGTAGAACTCATCAGCCTGTCCTTTAGCGCCGCTTAAACCAGCAGACTCTTTAATACCATCGACTGCATCGTTAATTAATCGAGGGTCTAAGATGCCATCTGTTGCATCATTAATAGTTTCAGCTAAGTAACCTGAAAGCTTTGTAGCTCCTTTAGTTACAAGTGATCCAATACTGAATCCTTGTCGCTCTACTTTTTGAGGGTCTAGTTCGTCCATAAAAGCTGAGCCAGCTTGGTAGTTGTACGGCAAACCAGTAACTTTATTAATTCTTTCATCCGGTTCTTTAGGAGCGTTAGGTACTTCAACAACACCACCTTTAAGGAACTGTTGTCGTTGTATGTCATACTCGAACTTAGGAACAAAACCTTTTAAGTCTTTATCTCTTTTACGTAGCATGTCTTTATACTTACGCATGTTCTCAGGGCCAACTACAGTAGAGCCTGCCGCAAAGAAAGGAATCTTAGTGCCTAATACTTGATTATATTTACCGTAAGCTAAACCTAAAGCGTCAGTAGCTATAGGCCCAAAAGGTGCAGTAGCATATCCAGTCACTGTGCCTGAATACTTTGCAGCATCACTGGCCCGTTGTAAGTTATCAAACAACATACCGTTACCACCCCAACGCTTTATAGCTGAAAGACGAGCCTCTGTAGGCGTGGTGTCTCTTTCACTTTTACCATTACTGCGGTAGTAATTAGTCATCCGAGCTGTTTCAGTCATCAACAAACCAGCCATTGCCAACTTAGGTACGTTACGTCCTGCGTCTTTTGTTACAGCTTTAGCAGCCCCTTTAAGGATTGTGTTTGTAAATGCTGCTGGGTAGCCTAATAGTTGGAAAGCTATTGTAGTTCTAGGGTTAGTGTGTAGTAGCGGCTTTAAACCTGACATTGCAGAGGGCTGTAAGATTACTGAGTTAGTATATCGTGCAGCTCCGTTATTTATTTGACCAGTAAAAGCGTCTTCTTTTTTAGCGCCTCCTTTAAACCAAGCAATACCGTCATCAGGGTCGATGTTAAGTTCCAAGAGTTCGCCTCTTAAAGTCTCAATGCGTGGTGTAGGAGGTTGATTACCATGGATTGCAAGCTTCTCTATGTTTTCTTCAATCAAGTTCCGACCGCTTATATACGAAGTCGTCTGTACAAACTTAGTCCACTGATCTAGGAAGTTCATACGGAAAAACTTGTTGCTT